TGGGGGCTGGATCGAGTCACCTCTATAGATAGAGTGTAGAAGACTAAATGGCAGGTTATCAGGTTAACGCTCGTAAGCGCTACCATCAGAACGCTCACTGCGACCGGTTGAACCGATAACAGCGAGGGCCCCTCCGGTCTGATAACAGACCAAGGCTCCTCCCCCATAAAGGCCTTCCTTTAACAGCCGCGTAACTTCATTGTTGATGAAGTTCTGCGCTGCGAAGAACTCTAAGACTTTACTCCTATCAGTCCAATTAAGGGCTGAGAGTGAACCTATATAGGTTGAAGAGACCTCCCTCATTGCGGCATTACGAGCAGCTTGCTCGGAGATGTCGAATGGGTCTACTCCCTCAAAGGCTTTCGAATCCCATCTGACCGAGATGTTAATCTTGGACAGTGGGTTCAGCGTGGCCCAAAGCCCCGGGCTCAACAGCATAAGTGGCATCGACAAGAGTGCCATTGCTGGCCCTCGTCCGAGGATTGGATAGGTGATCCATTTAGAAATCACCTTCTTTTCCGCAGCCGATGTGGTATCCACCGCTTGGCGTGCTTGCACTATCGTGTACGCGCACAGCGCGTGATACACGACTAGATTCAGCAAGTCAGGAGAACAGCTTCTGTGGTAGGCAGCGATCCAGGCTGCGACGCGAGTCGCTAACTGGCCACTACCCCAGAGCCCTCCTGTAGGACCAAGAGCCAGCAAACTCACCACTTGAGGGTCTACTCGGACTTTACGTCTGAGTATACCCATAAGAGTGATGAGATCTTTCATCTGCGAAGGGAGAAAGCCAAAGCTTTTTGTAACGAGCTCGTTAACGACTAGCGGTATGAAACGCAAGTTCCGTATCGCAACGAGGATTAAACCAGGACCTAAGGGACTAAAGTCTCCTAAGTCAGGGTGAAACCAACGCTTAGCGAATTCCAGACATCCTTTCTCTGACACGAGCAACTTGCTCATGTTGATAGGGACACCTAGGTCCGCCATGGATCTTTGGTACTCCGTAGCTACCACCTGGTCGAAGATGACTACGTCGTCTCCGAGCACAGCATAGTAGGGGAAGAAGTGCCTCCAACCCACTCGATAGGCCGACACTTGTATTATCACGTGGTGTGACAACGCAAGCATCGCCCATGAAGAATATGCGCCCATCGGTTGCCCGACGGCATACTTAATCGGTGAAGAGCCCAACCACCACTCTCTCCCCGAAAGGAGAGAGCGCCAAGATGCTGCCCATGACAGTCCTAAGACTGAAAGGATTTGTTCCTGGAGAGCGATGGGTATTCTATCCGTCGCAGCTGTCAGATCAAAGGAGAATGCCTTCCGCCCCCGGCAGATTTCGCGAACTCTATTGAGACCACCGGTCTGATCAAAGGTGCAGTCACTATTTAACAGGCGAAGCCCGTCGAATATACACTGATGAAGCGGACGCAGTAAGCACTGTGTCCACCAGTCAGTTATGGCTACAACTCTGACCTTTCCAGCGGCCTAATAAAGCTTAGCTAGTCTACCAAGTTTGGTCGGCATCCTTCCTATGACAGCCAGCACTGGTACGACAGGTGCGCTGAGAAGCATTACTCCCAACAACCAAGACAGCAGAAGCCAAGATCGGGTTCGGACCGCTATTACGCTAAAGTGCACCCATTGCAATGGGTTACACCAAAACGCTAGCGCGTCGAGTCCACTTGACCATGTTGCTCGAGGGTAATTGGGTCCCGCAGCCTCTGAGAAGAGGTCGGGAGATGCCGGCTTCAAACCTTTTAACGTAAACTCCAAACAGGTAATCGCATGACGCACTTCTACGGTGAGAAATGTGGCAGTCCTTCCTTGGAAGGGTCCAGTTATGGACTCCAACTTCAGGTTAGGGCTGCAGCCAATCACTCTGTAAATAGAGAGTATGGTTAAAGTCACCCGCAACGCAACCCATCCAACGGTGGACCCATTGCGACGGCTCGTCGCGATAAGCCACCGGAGGCGGGCCGGTAGTACGAGGGGAAGCCCAGATCGAGCTCTAGAGACGCGCACACCTCTTGCAAGAGGAGTGTACGATTCTCCAGAGACCCAAAGCACGCATATTTTGCAACACTCTTTTAGGTAGGCGACCAGAAAAGTCCGGCCGCTAGCCTTCCAGAGGCGCATTATATTTTGTGCCAGGGGAAAGAAGCACGTCTTCCACTGTGAACTCAATCCAGTGGCCCACAC